ATACTTAGACTCGGCTTCTGTTCAACTCGGAAATGCCAAGACTGCAATGGAAAACCAGGATTACACTACGGCTAAGTCTTACATTGCTAATGCAATAAACGCATTAACACAACAAATACCTTAAAGGAGGAAAAGACAATGATTTTCAAGAACTCGAAAGTGTATGACGTACTTCGTTACATCGCTGAAGTAGCTTTGCCTGCTTTGACGACTCTTTACGGTGTTATCGGTGCTACTCTTCAGATACCGTACACTCAGGAAGTAATCACTATCGCTATCGCTGTTGATGCTTGCCTTGGTACTATGATTGGTATCTCCAACTATCAGTACAAGAAAGCACTCAATGCAGAGAAGGAGGCTAAATAATGGGATTCACTAATTCACCTCTGGCTGACCAGAGTAAACAGTACCGTGCAACATCGGCTAACTACACAGAAGGCCGTAATGTTAATGGTAAGGATTACAAAATTGATACTATCACATTACACTGTGTTGTTGGTCATCCTAATAAGGCTGGCCTCGCTTCATGTTTCCAGAAGTCAAGAAAGTGTTCTTGCAACTACGGTATCGTAGATAATGGAGACATCATCCTCATCGTTGAGGAGAAGGACCGTTCTTGGTGCTCTTCTAATCGCTACAACGATGTTCGTGCTATCACTGTTGAGATTAACTCTGATACAACTGAACCTTATGCTATGAAGGATGCTTCAGTCAACGCAGCTATCAAACTCTGTATCGATGTCTGCAAGCGTAACGGTATCAAGAACATGACTTGGATTCCTGATAAGGACAAGGCACTTGAGTATCAGAAGAACCTTCCTGAAGGTGAAGGTGTTTTCACAGTTCATAGATGGTTCGCTAACAAGAGCTGCCCTGGTAAGTATCTCTACGATAAGATGGGATGGCTCTGTGATGAGGTTAACAGAGGCCTCGGTGTTGAGGACACAAAGCCCGCACCTGCACCCGAGCCTACACCTGCAACTCCTTCAACTCCTGTAAAGACAGTTGATGAGCTTGCTAAGGAAGTAATAATCGACGGCAAGTGGGGTAACGGTGTTGACCGTAGGAACAACCTCACAGCTGCTGGCTATGACTACAACGTAGTACAGTCTAAGGTAAACGAGATGCTCGGTTACGTTAAGAAGTCCTACTGGAGAGTACAGTGCGGTGCATTCAGGGTTAAGGAAAACGCTGATGCTCTTGCAGGTAAGCTCAAGAATGCAGGCTTCGATACTTACATTGTAATCGTAGATGGTCTCTACAAGGTACAGCTCGGTGCTTTCAACGACAGACAGAACGCTGAAAGACTTAGCCTTGACCTTGGAAGCAAGGGATTCGATACTTACATCGTAAGGTATTAAGATGGATGATTTAGAATTGAGACTTATAGTGGGTATAGTATTACCCACTATAGTCTTTATCATAACAGAGTTATTTTTGGACAGGAGGTAGTAGGAATGGATTGGTTGACAGTATTAAACACTGCACTCACCATAATTCTTACATCATTATGTGGATACATCACTTGGTATCTGCAGAAGAAGTTTTCGGATAAGTCAGCTACAGCAGAGGCATTGAAAGTGCTTCTGCGTAAGGAGCTTAGAGAACTGTATAACGAAGCCAACTCGAGAGGATTCGTTACTACAGATGAATTGGACGAGTACACTCAATTATACGAGGCTTATCATAACCTCGGCGGAAACGGCACAGGGACTATTCTCTACAATGCCTTTTCCAGATTACCAGTAAAGGAGGAAGGATAAAGATGTCAGCATACACACCCGATAGTACAGTAAAATTCTACCAGGTTGATGTAGATACGTTAGCGGGTAGAACTAAGGCATTTAACAGTGCCGCTGCTCGTGAAAAGTGGTTTAGAAGTGAGGGAAGAACCATAGCTACAGAGGTTAATTGTCAGGTAGTCAAGAAGAGGTTCCAGACAATCAAGACCTCTATTGCTTATGCTACTATCATGAACTGTAACTACATGAGCTTCATTAATCCGTCATACGGAAACAAGATATTTTATTGCCACATTGAGTCAATGGACTATCTTAATAACAATACTACATTAGTATCTTATACTGTAGACTTCTGGCTCACGTTCATGTTTGACGTAGCTTTTGATACCTGCACAGTTGCACGTGAAGGACTTACGAGAAACGAGTACACCACTCTTTCTGTAAATCCTTACGCTGATGTTTACAAGATGAGAACTGAGGAGCCTTTGGCTTGCTCAAGCGAGACTGAACCTATGAGATACAAGATTGCAGGTAACAATGCTTTCTGTTCCGTTCTTGACACTGGTGATGGTGCTCGTGTAAATGATGGATGGAACGTATTCCAGAACAAGGATGCAGTTCTTAAGGACGGTTACACTGGTAAGTACATGTGGAGTGGTCACACGATTGATACATCTGTTGCTGATGATGCTCCGTTCTATGTGCTTAGCTTTGCTTCTCCTTCAACTACAGAGGCTGGACTTTCCATCATCTATGAAACTGTAAAAGCAGTAAGAGAGTTTGCTGGTAACACAAAACCTTACATCGTTTGTGCTCCTGAGCCTATCACAATCTCAGGTGATGACAATTTTACTATTCCGTATTTTGGTGAAGGTAGACACAAGTATGGTGCTGGACTTTCTCACAGCTCTACTCCTCTTAAGGATACAAGCGTAGCTCGTCCTTACTGGATGGTAGGATGCGGAGACCTTCAGACACTCAAGAAGTGCATTGACTATTTCAACGTGTATGATTGTGTATCTTCGATTCTCTCGCTTTACACATTCCCTATCTACCTGTTAGATGAGTTTATTGAGAACGCTTTCAATGCACCCTCTCAGGATATCTCTACTAACCTTAATTACTTGAACATTCCTTACCCGAATGTCATCAAGGATATCAGACCTCTTGACCAGCCCGCTTACGGTGGTACAGCTGAGATTTCTCCTAAGCTGTTCAGATTCCCGTTTGCTTATGCTTGCCTTGAAGGTGTAAACGGAAGTGGACACATTGAGCTTCAGTACGAGAAGATGGGTCCTTCAGACCCTGTAGCTTCTACTCCTGCTATGTATCCTGCTAAGCTGTATGGCCCTAGAGTTGACCCTAACACTGGTAAACCTTCTTACTTCACACTTCGTAAGATGGTATCTATCACAGCAGATGGTATCTACATCGGTGTTGCACCTGTAGATTACGGTGATAGAATTGATAGTGCTATTCATATCGGATATGACCCTACAGCTAACTATACTTACATGGTTAAGTCTGACTTGGGTAAAGGTGCTTTCTATTCTGAGTTCCCTCAGGTTCCGTACACAACGGATGCTTACTATGTATGGCTCAATCAGCAGCTTCATGGAATGCTTGAGAATGTTACAGACCAGTCTCGTATGGCAGAGTCTCTTGCTTACGGTCAGACAAAGGGTAATATTGTAACTAACGCTTTCAACTCTGCTGTATCTACATTAGCTGGACTTGTAAACTCTGCAAGTTCTGGAATGAAGGAAGATGCTTCTGCTGGTGGTACAGTTGCTAGCATGGCTGTAGGTGGAGCTCAGGCTCTTGGTTCAGGAATGAGCAGCGGACTTCGTTCTCAGGGCCTCAAGAATGAGATGGCTCTTGTTGAGAATAAGAGAGCTCTCGAGCTTGGAGCTAAATATTGGTACGAGACAGCAGGCCAGATTGGTAACAACGCTGTTGAGAACTTCGCTTATGCAAGGAACTCATTCGTTGCACCTAACTATCATGAGGGTTCAAGTGCTGGTGCACTCAACTTCTTGAAAGACGCTGAGCCTATCGGTGTATACCTCGTAATGAGAAGACGTTCTGAACAGTTCATTACACTGTATAACGCATTCTTCAGAAACTATGGTTATACAGCAAATAGAATCGGCAACCCTGCTATTGCAGTTCTTACAAGCGGAGATGCTGAACTCGGAACAGCTCCTCATCCTGAAGGAAGCACAGGACCTTCAACACCTGCTTGGGATTCTGTAGACCAGAAGTGGTATACGCATGAAGGTGGTGTATTCTACACACAGACTGAGAACCTCAGAACTCACGGTGTACCTGGTGAGGCTGCAGCATTTATCGAGAAGATGTTTAACGGCGGATGCCTCTTCGACATCGACATCTATGAAGAGTCTGAAGTCTAATTGAAAGGAAAAGGATAAGACTATGGAAAACAAATATTATGATTGGGGAGAAATCCTCAGTAAGAAAGATAGAAATGGCAACGTCCCTGGAGTATTCATGGCCTGCTCCAGGGGCAGGTCCATTGGTAAGACGACAGGTATTGCTATTGAGATGATTAAGAAGTTCTATACACATGAACCTTCTCATCTTGATAAGCTCCCTCTTGAGGGTGACCAGTTCATCCTCATCTGTCGTGAAAAGCAGTTCCTCGGAAAATTGGCAAGTGGTATCTTTGATACTGCTCTTGCCATTCATAAGCCTGATACCATCGTTGTAGAGAAAATCAGAGCAAAGGGCTTGTACTCTGACATATATTTTGTCACAGGCACTGACAAGAATAAGAAGGAAGTACACGTTGGTTGGTCTGTTGCTATCGCTGCATACGATGGCCTCAAGCTTGTTGCTAATACATTTGGTAAAGGTGCGTTCATCCTCTTCGACGAGTATCAGCCTGAGTTCAACGCTACTTACCTCCCTGATGAGATAAGCAAGTTCAAGATACTTATGAAGACACTCCAGAAGGGTATTGATAAGCCTGTTAAGTACATACCGATTGTTATGTGTTCGAACTCTGTATCTGTGTTCTCACCTTACATGGTTGAGGCTAATTTGCATAAGTACATTAAATCGGACACTAAGTGGGTTAAGCTTGATGGACTTGTATTTAACAAGGCTGAGATTAAGGCTATCAACGATATGCATGAGAATGACTATGTAAATAGGGTATTCAGTGCATCTGATAGAACTACAGACTATAACGATAATAGCTGGGTTAATGATGACTATAAGGCTATCGTTAATAGTACACAGAAAGACTGGGGCCGCGCTGATTACTATGTAACCTTAATCAGTGGCGACAAGAAGTTCGCTGTCAAGTATTATCCTGAAGAGGGTCTCTACTATGTTGATAACAAGGTAGACGAGACAGCACCTCTTAAATACAATATCAGAAAGAAAGATATGGAACTCAATATCCCTGTAATAAAATCAGCATTCGCTTGTTCTGTACTGCGTGATGCTATGCAGCAGGGTAGTGTTAGATTTGCAAACATGGGATGCAAGAATGCACTCTATGATTTGTTCTTAGCTTAAGCCCATTGTCTTTATCCTTTCATAATGAAAAGACCTCGTAGGAGCTTCGTCTCTACGGGGCCTTTTCTAATGGCAGAAAGATATTTGATACAAAGGAGAACTTTGTGTATCACATTATTGAGAAGTCATCTTCATAAATAAGAATACCACCTTTAATCTGTTTACACTTCGTGTTAATCTTACTCATGTAGAAGGACGGACCAAACCAGTCAATGTACTTCTTATCTACTTCGTAATCAGGTTCCTTGTTCTTGTAGTTATCAGGAAGTTCGTCTTCCTCAAGGAACATATCGAAGTCTTCTTTGTCTTCGTTGTAGTACAAAGCAGCAACACCATCATAATCTTCAGGAAGCTCGAAAGCTTTTGTTACAATCTGTTTGCCTTTGAATGACAATCCAGCTGCTTTGAGTATAATATCAGTATAAGCCTTTCCAGACTTTTTGTCAACCTTAGGTTCAATTTCGATGTAAGTTTTCTGCTTTACATAGTGAGCAATTGCGCCATTCTTGATTTCTACATCCCAGTATCCAAGTTCAGCAGGGTCGATAGCAAGCTCTGTAAGCTCGTCAGGGTCAATATCAACCATGTGAAGTGAATCTGTGTCGATGTACTTAACGTGGTCATAATACTTATCTGCACATCTTACAGTGTAGTTTCTAGCAAGTGATGTACACCAGCTACCAGCTGCGATGGCTACAGGCTTCTTGTTGTAAGAAACATGAGTCTTGAACTTAAGCACACCAGGCTGCTCAGGGTCATGATACACAATCTTAGTAGAATTGCAAGTAGATGTAGCAAGCTTGCCGTAAAGATTATTTGCGAGGAGCTTGTACAAAGTACGCATAGGCTTGTTAGATTCAAGTGTAGCCTTCTTCTTACCTTCGATGCACATGTTAACGTAGTCATCAAATACGCCTTCTTCTTTAGCGAAGCAAACGTATGAAATGGGCTCGTAATTCTCGATGTCATAAGTATAAGTGAAGAGTTCGAAATCAATCTGTGTCATTGTGTACTCTCTGAGTGTGGGTGTACCGTCAGGGAGTGTTCTGCTACCGAAGACTCTATCTGAGGAAAGGGCCTCCTGCGGGCGATAGTATTTTGAATTACGTATATGTACAAAGGGTACTCTGTTAGGCTTAATGTCGAAGTTACATTTGAACCTACGGAATACGCACATGCTATCAATTTCAGCCTGAGTAGGTTCGCCTTCACGGAATACAGGCTCTCCTACAGGGTATCCGTGATTCTCACCATCCATGAGGCATACGCTATTCATGGAATAAGGGTAAAGTGAATTCACATCTACACAAAGGATGTTCTTAACATACTGTACTTTAGCTTCAGGAGATACATACTGAGCTTCCATCTCAGGTGTGCAGTTCTTCCTTGCTACATAAGTTACTTCGGGTTCATCCTTCTTCCAACAAAGGCCACCCTGATAACTCATTCTGAGCCACTCATAAGCTGTCTCTCCATTGAAGTCATACTTTGTAAGGTCAGGGAACATATACTCGAAAACATCATCTCCACCAACCATTGCTTTGAATGTCTTGAGTGATGTTGCTCCGATGGTAAGGTCAGTCAAAGGAATAGGAAGGGACCTTGCCTTGAACCACGCTTCCGAAGCGACAAGAACATCATTGATGATGTAAGGGAGCTGAGTATCTTTATCGATTTCTCCGAAGGCGTGCATGTCTCCAGAGTATTCCATGTTAAGCTTCTTGTATTTAGTATCCATTGAAGAAGCCATCTCACGAAGGCTCATAGGAAGTACCTTACAGATATCAACAATCTTTACTACGTTTCCATTGAAGCAGATGGAAAGACTATAGATGCTTCCCATGTTGGAGATAACGCACTTATAGGAATAGGGCTGTCTCCACATATCTGCTTCACTTCCGTACTCAGGTACATCTTCCTCTTCTCTGTCGTCATCTGTTTCGCCAGCGTCAAGGTCAATGAGCTTGTAAACAGGAGTGAATCCTTCGTTGATAAGTTCGTTGAGAATATAGCTTGAGTCAAACTTGAGATTGACGAAGCCAATCAATGTATTGTTAGGGAGTTTCTCCATCCAGTCAAAGAACTGATAGATGTTGTTAACAACTGTAACATCCTCAGGCTCAGGTCTCGCCTTACATTCACACCATGCTGCGCTCCAAACTTCAGTTTCAGGCTGTTCTGTAAGGCCGAGTTCCTTGAGCTTATCTTTCGTCCAAACTGTAGTCTCAAAATCGGCTACATAAACCTTCTGGGGTTTCTTTTCTTTCTTTCTTGCCATACCATTGTTCTCCTTAATCAATATCTGTCATGCTGGCTGCCTCTACGTTTTTATGTATATCATCAAGAGTAGTGTCAGCACTGTACTTCTTGTAAGATTCTTTAATTTTTGTAATCAGTTCAACCAATGCCTGAGCTATCTTTCTTACCTGAACGTAAAGGTTTGCACCTTTGGCGTCCTGTAACTGTTTTCTGATTTCGGTATTTCGTCTGTAAAGCTGTTCGACTTCACCAAAGAATACCTTGTTCTTGCTAGCTTCATCTCTGTACCACTGAATAAAGTCAGGGACGTATGAGAGGTTGTACTTTCCGTCTGAAGTTATTAACTTACTGCCTAAGAAATAACTTAAGTCGTTAATGAGGTCCGACTGACCTCCAATTGAGACATCAAGCTTACGAGATGCTCTACGAGCTCTAATAGCTCTAATCTTGTCTTCGTCTGTTGCAGGTACACTTTTATCTACTGTAGGCAACGATGTTTCATTGATTGCCTGGTTTGCTTTCATTGTAGAATCCTGCCAGTGGCTAAGTAACTGTATCTCCTCGGCTGTCGCTGTGCCTTTCAGCTCTTTTCTCTTAATGGAGTTAATCTCAGCCTGAGTTACCCATTTATATTTTGAATTGTATGAAGTTACGGGTTTTCCAGTTCTCTTGCTATACTTTGTTGATTCCTCACTAAACTTCAGCTGATAACTAATCCACTTGTCATAGTATGTAGGACGAGCAGCTTCTCTGAGAAATCCAAGATTGGAAACTGAGATTTTACTTCTTGACCTGTAGGCTTTAATATCACGTTCCATTCTATCAAGGTCAAGCCAGTGCTTTGTCTGTACTGGTGTTCCGCTATCAGAAGCATCCTGTATACGCTTCTTAGCGTTGTCGATTGTGGTGAGAGCTTTGTCGATAAGACTCTGGACTTCAGGAGTTACTTTGACATATTTCTTGCCCATCTATGTTCCTCCTTTCTTTTAGGGATGATTAAGGGCTCATACGGCTGTAAAGGTATGAGCCCTACATTCATTATAGCTCATAGGCAGGAGATGTTCAATAATAATTTATGAATTTATGATAGAAGTTGTTGCTCTGATGATGTGAGCTTTGAATTCTTCGAATGTCATAACATCTGAGAACTTGTCCTTCTTGATTACTGAGAGCATCATGTGGATTTTAATCTCATCTTCTGAAGGCTTCTTACAGCCTGTACGCATTGTTTCGATTTCTGCGCGGGTCATGTAATCTGAGCCCAGGTTCTTGATGAGTCTATACAAAATCCACTTTGCATTCTTGCCACTCTTGTTGACCTGAACTGAATTGCAAAGGTCAATTATCTTATCGTAAAATTCTTTAGCTATCATATTCCAATCCTCCTTCTGATTGTGACCATTTCTATCTTAACTCTGGTGTCTTCGGGCTGTAAACTGTATGTCTTGTATGCGTTATAAAGTTTACTTACCTGATATATTTCTTTAGATGTAAGCAACCGTCCTTTACTATTGATGAGTGCTTTTATCAGGATTGTGAGCTCATTAGGAAACATATCGTTTTCCATTTCGAGAACTGCGTTGTCGATATCCTTCTGTCTGGGCTCTACAATCCTCTTACATTCAGAGTCCATGTAGTATTCGTATTTAGAATATTCTTCAAGACGTCTGAGGGCTTCCATCATGGATTCTGCAAGGTCCTTGTAGAACTGTGTCTCAGCCTGTGTGTTGATGACCTTCAAGAACTGGCTGTTATCCTTTCCAACTATCTGCGGCATTACTCGAACCTCTCTTTCAGCATATCCACGAACTCGGCTACATCATAGTAGCATTCGTCATTATTTGCGATGTAATCGAGTACCTCACTCATTGTAAATCCCATATTGTTATTGATAACAGGGTCTGCGTATCTAACGAAGTTAGCCAGAGTGATTACGAAATCCTCGTATTTATCCCAGCTGGCCTGGACACGGAAGACTTCAGGTGTTATAATAATACGATAGTAAATTGTTTTACCTGCAAGCAATCCCTTCTCATAAGTGATTTCGTATGTCTCGATGGTAGCTTCCTCTACCATATTCTTATTGATGTTAATCATTACCACATCCTCCTTACGTTAATATTTGTAACATTGTTACCGATAGTTGACACGTAAGCGTTATGCGTGCTATCATTAAATATTACAGTCTGCTGCTGATAAGGTCTCATCTGATTGAGCTTATCGTGCTGCTCCTTGTTTCTCTTCTCGAATTCTGCCATTGCGTTGTTCATATCTTTACCAATCCTCTCTGTCTAAGTACGACTTTCGTAGCTTTAAGGTATGACTGCCTCTTGATGTTATGCTTGTTCTTGTAAGCTACGAGCTTCTTGATATCCTTATCCAAGTCTGCTTTCTCTTCAGGTGACTTTGAGCGGTTCTTGATGTCTACCAGGATTGCGATTGCTTCGTTAATCTCGTACTCAACACCGCCAACTTCTACTGTGTACTTATCCATATCTCTTACCTCCTCATCTCTTCTATGATAGTCATTGCCAGTTCCTGCATTGCCTTGTACTCTTCATCCTCCAGGAACATCTCGAATACTCTGAGAATCTTCTTAGCTGATTCATTGAAGAGCTGAGCATCTGTTCTGTTTGCTACGTAGTTGAGGCATCTGCCGTAATACTCTTTCTTGAAGTTGAAGCCATTCATTGTGAGCTTGTAAACCATCTTGTCAACGTAGTTGAGAAGGTCAACAGCTGATGTGTCTTCGCCATTGTAGCTAACCTTAACGTTCTTGAGTTCATTCATGTAACCATTGTAAAATTTCATATTCTGTTCCTCCTTTGTACAATTGGTTTCTTTGTTTCTGTAACTATACAATAACATATTTAAGACTATCTTTCAATACCTTTGCGCAAATTTTTTGATTATCAGCAATATGCACAAGGGCTTGGCTATTTGATTGTGCAACATCATCCTGTCGCCTTCATCCGAACCAGCTTTACCCGCCTACTCTGCCCCAACCTCTGACCCAACCCCTCCCGTTTATCCAGTGGTCCTTGTTCAGCTTTTGCGACA